CACCCCTCCGAGAAACTCATCCCTGCACTTTCTTGACGTGATCTCCATAGTCTCCTGACGTTCCTTGTTCCCGGCCTGCAACACATCAACATCGCTATAATCCACATCCAGATACATTCCGCTCCTGTCGAGTCCAAGAAATTGTGTCATATCCCGCACAAACGCCTTCGCCTCCGGTATTACAATGTTACTGTACACACCCCTCTCAGAACTGGCCTGATTGTCGTATGTGCTGGCCTCCTTTCTCGGGACAAGCATGGATGGTATCGAGTATGCACCGGCTATGTTTATCGCGTCGACAAGCGTCTCGTCAAACGGCTGCAACTCCTGAATACTCATGCTTGTCTTTATAAAGCCTACATCATCTTTCATTATGGCCACAGGGGATTTCCTTGAATCACCTACCCGTATGCGTCATTATACTCTCTTCTTATCTCCTCCTTTTCATTCGGCTTCAACGGTACGGAACCGGCATCATCCTTCTTTCTGCTGACAATTATGCCCAACGCGCCACGTTTTGTATATATTATATTCCTCGCCTCATATACCGGTATCAGATTCGATATAGGCTTCAACTGGGACACCAGCCTGCTCTTTCCCTCCATGTAATTCCCGGAAGAGTCTATATTCATCTCCTTCACATGCAGGATGTTTCCCGGATCTATCATATCCACAATCCCGCCAAACGTCAGCTGGTAGCATTCTATAAGATCATCTCTCCCTGCGACCGAAAACAACGGAGCCGGGCGTCTCGCCCTCACTTCCACACAGTCCGATGGGAGCACCCAGTAATTGTCACACCACTTCCACAACTCCTTTCCTCTTAAAGAAGAAGACACAGCCGCCTTTATAAACGAATTTCCCGTAACAAACTTATACGCGAAGTGTGACGTTACGAATTCAGAGAAAGTCTGTAACGGATTCGGACGCGTAAGGAACTGGTTCATCTCCTCATTATTCCAGATTACAGAATCATCCTTCTGAGATTTCAGCATGAAATTACCTTTCAATATCTTATCTATGATGAATCTTACCGGGAACGACACCTCCGGAAGAGTTTCAAACAATGTGATGAAGTTGCTTGAAGCTACATACGGCGTAGCTATGTCATAAACAGAACCGACATCATATCCCGTAATGTTACCAGCCTCATCACGGAGCAGATTCTTTGACTTACTCCCGAAAGACAATGAAAAATTCTTTGTATGGAACTCCAGCTTCATATTCTCAATAAAAAAGGCACTAACCGGACGTCACGGTTATTGCCTTCAGGTTTTTACGTTCTTAATCATGCAGGCTGCTTCTTCACAACCTAAAGACAACTGTCTATGCAAAAATAGGATATATAATACTTATAAACAAATAAACTAGTACTTATTTTTAATTATTCTAATTTAAATTATGCAAATTCATATCGCCTTCCCGAATATGACGCCAACGAAGCCAGCGCATTCATCGCCGCACACGTATCTTCCCCGGAGTAATCCAGCACATCATCCATAAATTCAGCATATTGCTGCAAACTTTCGTAATCAGATCTGAAACGAATCTTTGACTTTATAAATCCCTCCTGTGATGATATCCTACCCAAGTTATCACCCTTGCTTCTTATAATCCTCACATCGTAAACCTCACGAAGACTTTGACCTACATGGAAAAAATCACGTCCGCTCTCGAATACGACAGCACATTCTTTCGAAAACATTTCAATCCCGTCCTTCATGATATTCTCATCAAAATCCGGAAGGTATGTCACATCTTCTATATCTATATACTCATGTATCATACAATACAATATCACAAACCGCCCTTCGTTATCCGGCATGATATATACCAGCTTGTCGCCATTCTTTTTTTTGCTAAAATCAAAATACTTCATATCGTCATCCTCCTGTTTAATTTTGCTTCTCTTTCTCTTTAACGAAAATCTTGTGTATTCGTCCTTGAAAACCCATACGGAAACATATCGAAGGCAATCAACCAAATGCCCGTATTTTTCGTAAGACTGCCCCGTAACCTTATCCTTCACCCTTGTCTTCAATATACCGCCATTAACGTCTTTCTTTGCGTTATTGTAATCCACGATCGAGTTCTTGCACCCGTCATCCACGGAGAACGACATCCCCGATCCTCCGGCAAGCATGTAGTTCACAAACTCACCGGACATGGGTACGGACGGATTTGAATCCGGTATCCTTTCCTCAACGTGGTAAGCACTTTCAAGGCCTTCAACGAATTTGTCCAGAAACGACCTCTTGTCATCATCGATAGTATTCCCATTTCTTGTGGACGCATCCCCGTACAGATACAGCATATCATTATATCTTATCGATTTCAGATAATCAACAGCCATCCGTGCAGCCTGTGTAACCGTATTGAACGGATCGCCGGCACATATCTCATTAAACTGCCTTAGATTGCTTCCGTCCATTTGAAAAAATGATATTGAAATATAAGGCAGCACGTTATTGTCAATTGAAATGTGTACCGGTAACCCCTTTATATATTGTGTCGTTTTTATATTCTTGTTTGAATCGAAAGCGTACAGGAACTCTCCTCCCGTCTTGATGCTTCCCCATTCACCAAGCGCATACACCCTGTAATAGTTGTAATCATGATCCTTGTACCATTGGTAGTTTGATATGGTCTGCCTGTCGTAATATCCATACTTCCCGTCCGGTGACCCTACAACCCAGAAGTTGTTTTTGTATGAAGAATGCAACTCTACCGTATCTGACGGGTATCTCTCCATCTTGCCAGTTCGTTCATTGGCTATCATTCTAGGTTTATTGGTCCTCTTACCAAGAATCCTGCTATACTCTTTCGGCAAGAACTTTCTCGTTACCGGATGTCTGACTTTCCTGAACAGATCATTCGGCTTTTTATCCCATTCGTATGTGTCAAGAATCTTTGTTTTGATCCACGAATCTTCCGACACCGGATTGAAGTTACATATAATCTGTAGCCCCTCCTTTCCTCTAAGGCGGAAACGGATCTGTGTGAAATCCTCGTATTCAAACTCGGTTGCCTCTTCCATAACTATCCATCTATATCCAGTGATGGATTTTATTTTTTCCGGATCGTCAAGTCCTGTAAAGTCGATCTTACAACCATTCATGCAGGTTATATTATTTTCCTTTGGCGAGAAGAACCGGCTCAATTGCAGAACCCTCATCTGGGTCTTAAATTCTTCATACACCGTATTCCTCAGACTTGCACCCACTTTTCTCACAATCAGAGCGGACCCGTCACCGGATAATACAGACAACAACACGGCCTGTGTCGTAGACACAGACTTCCCCGATGAAGATCCCCCTCTGTTTATAATATACCGGATATCCTTGTCATGCATCGCCTCACGGATATGCCAGAACAGTGGATTGAACAATTTATATGAGAATACCATCTCTATCATTTCTCGTCCCCTATTATCATCCTAACATTCGTACTGACATCACTCTTCACAGGGGCATCCCAACCAAGCATCCTGCTTATCTGTGTAATTGCGGCTATCTTGCTATACAGGCGTATCTCAATACCATACTGGGTGTTTTTTATTGACTGTATACACATGCGTACCGATTTCGGAACGTCCTCTATGGATTTAACTATGTAGCTGTCTTCCCCGGTTGACACTATATCTATGGGATCCACATTCACCACACCCGCCAGAAAACGAAGGGCGTCATCTTTCTTCATGTCAAACCTCTCGCAAGCCTCATCACGCAACTCATTCATCCTACATAGCACATCCGGATTCTTCAAAAGCTCGAATGCCCTCTTCTGTACAACACCGTCCTTCCAGCTCACACTGCATGGATACGCCTTCCTGTACGCCTCTGACGCATTGCCAGTCTCTATATAGTAGTGGCAAAAATTCTCCCTGTTTATTACAAGTCTTTTTTTCATAAAAGTCTTTTCGTCCGAACAGAACGCACCGCACTCCTTCATACGGTATCATTATACCTCAAAAATACATAAATTATAAATAAAAACAAAACCGGTCATTTAATTCATATACCCTAAATATACCCTAATCCTTTCTACAGACATTACTTTTCTTGCAAAACACCAGATTTTTCACCTCCTCTTCCCATACATCACCTTCATTCCCCTCAAAATCAAGGTATACTGTATCATCCGGACTTTCTCCGCTGATGTTCGAAAAAATACCTACCACCTGCATGGGAATTGAAAACCTTTCCCCTTGTGGTGATGGCAGCTTTATTATCACCAAATCCCCTATCTTTAAATCCGTCGTTTTCATATTTAATACTTTTTTCCGTTCAATACAGGTCTCAATTCATTATACCTCATCTTCTGATTGATATGCCAAAGCAAATCTATTCCAGTATAATTTGCAAGTCCAATTATCCCTAACATCATACTTTTTACTTGTTTCTCAAACGAATACCCGTATTCATATTCATACCGTACAGGAATTGTAGATATGGCGTATATACTTTCCGTGAATGTTTCCCCGTTGCAGCTTTCCGTTGCCTCGTATATCATTTCCTCTGTAAAATCATCAATGTCTATCTTACGAAGCCCACACAAGTCAAACAGGCGTATGCTTGCATCAGCAAGCTCGTCCCCCACACAGTCTTTAATATATTTTTCAAAACTATACTTGAAATTGACATCATCGTGCGGCTCTTCATTCTCATAAGAAGACTTGAAAGATTCTCTGTCGGCACGTTCCCCTTTCCGATCAGCTTCCACAGCTTCCATAAGCTCGGAAATAACCAAGCAGAGCAAATATTCGTCGCTGTATTCTTCTTCGTGCCAACCGTGGGCGATGGCGCACTGGTGGGCTTTATCTCTTAATTTATTCATCAAGTTCATGTTGCCCTCCTTTCAACATGCCAATTAAAACATCCGCATATTCTAAAGATGCTTCTGCTATTGTAGATGGTTTAATTCTTAATGTAAATCTTTCAACAGAGGTTGCATTAAGCAATCCTTGCATGGCTGCTTTTGCCAATTCATAACGCCTCTGTTCCCAGTTGATCGCTAAATTTTCAACATTCAAAAAGTCAAGTTCACATCCTCTGTAAACCAAGTTATCACACACATATAAGTTATCTGCGCTATGTAATGCGTTGAAATTGCATTTCGGAATTACATCTACCAGAGCTCCAGTTTCTTTTATTCTAGCTTTCATTATTCCTCCTCGGTTTTAATATCTGTTACTTTACCACGACTGACAAAACATTCGTGTGTTGAATCCAAATCTAACATGATACAGTAGCAATCACATAAGTTGTTTATACATGGCTTCTTTAAAGAGCATTCACTACATGATCCTTCTGATGGTTCGTGCAGTATTCCATCTATTATTATTCCATTCTTTACTTCCATAATTAGTCTCCTTAATCTTT